ACCACGAAGTCCTAACTCATAACAAAAATCAGATTGAGATACAAGATTAGTAATCTGTTTTGTAGACTTGGCACATATAAGAACCTTTTCTACATCGAGTCTGTCGATAGAGTTGAGCATTTGCTCTGATTCAACATCAGCAAATATCTCATCCTTTCGCATCAATCGACTCTTATATACTTCTACTTTAGGTGGTAGTATGTAACCTTCATCAACTAACTTAGGTGCTGGTACTTGACAAATAACATTGCCATATACCTTGCTATCATTCATACCTGCCTTGAAAGGGGTAAGACTATGTTTAGGAGTAGCAGTAAAGAAATAAGATCTCTTTGCATACTTAGAGAAGTGTTTAACAGAAGGGAAGAAATTCTTCTGAACACTATTATGTGCTTCATCAAAGTAAATTGTATCAATATGTCCTGATCCACCACTTTCTTTTATTCTATGAAGTGAATGGTATGTTGTAAAGATGATCTTATTACCTTTACTACTTCTATACCACTTAGCAATCTCATCTGGTTTTGTTGTACTGAAATGATGTGTCTCACCACTATGAACGTGCATTACCTGAACATATTTGTATTTCTCTCTTATGACTTCCAAGAACTCAGATGATAATTGCTCTGCTAATAGGATTCGTGGAGCAACTACAACGATGGTTTTAAAACCACTATCAAATTGTCTTATGGCATCGTCTATCATACACATAGTCTTACCACCCCCTGTAGGGATGATAACCTGACCTTTATCAAAGGTAGTCATTGCCTTTACAGCGTCAGTTTGGTGTGGGCGTAATGGCATTAAAATAATTTAAGTACCCACAGTATAGCATTAAAAAACTCCCTTGTCAGGGAGTTCTTGTGCCAGTGCGTCTACTGGTTCTTAAAAAAATATAAAATGTTCCTTAAAACCATACAAAGGTATGTATAATTATTGGTAATTCAACCATTAATCATCGTAAACTAAACACTCAGGTTCATCAGGGTGAGTATCACAAAATAACTCTAAGCAATTAGGGTCGTGATGATCTCCTGCTTTTATCTCATCTTTATGATGCGATACATATTCTTCCAATTCGTGCAATTCTTCCTTATAGTGCCTTCTAGCAGCAGGATTAAGTGTTGGGTCATCAAGGATCTCTTTATCCTTTGAAATGTGATCTTCTATAGTTTTCATAATAAGTCCTCTCTATGAGTACATAAGTATTTATTCTATTTTATAGCAAGAGACTCCTTTCTAACGAATTGATTATCTCGATTATAAAACAATTTATGGTTTTCTGTGGTAACATAATGACCAGTAATGTCATTACCATCACAATGCCAACCATAGGCAATTATACTTTCTTTAACACCATCTATGTTAAATTGTTTGTGACCACCCAAGTAAGAATGGTAAATCTCGTCCAGATTAAGCATTGTTTCTAGTTGTTATGTGTTGTTATTCTAACATACTATATTATAAGAACCAATAATGCTTAACAATGTGTTAATGTTTGGAATCTCCAAAGAATGTCCCAAACATACCACTATCACCATCTTGACGGTTCTCTATTTTCTCGATCAACTCTGTTGCATCAATAAGATTATCTATATCCGCAAGCATATTCGCAATGTGCTTACTGACATAAGATTTCTCACTTCTAGCAGAGAATGAAAGAGCATTTCTTAGGTTCTCTTGTGCTTCTCGAAGAGAAGTTTCAACTTGTTCTGATAATGCCATTAGTCTTCTTCACAATGTTTTTCTACAATTTCTTGAACTACTTCACTAAAAGCATTACGCAATTCATATTCCATATCACTCTTATCTTTCTTTAACCTAGTAATTGTAATAGGTGGAAGATTAAGAGTAGCAGTTATCTCCCATAAACCAAGTTCTTTATTCTTGGTAGTTTTGATGTCAAGCATTTCGTTGTCCATTAGTTTACGCTCCGTCTAGTTCACCTGATTCGTGTTTCATTTGTTCAATTCTGCGATGACCTGGCATCCAGAATCCATCACCAGTCATTTCATACCCTGCTTCAACCATTTGATCGTAGGTCATTGGGTTTTCTTCATTGTTTTTCTCGTTCTCAATGAAGTTTGGATCTTCAATTCTTCTCCAAGAATCTAGTCCAGTAATATGGTCATACATTTCAGTATAGTCTGGCCATTGTGTTGAATCAGCTAAGTAATCAGATTTTAATTCAAATCTTTCTCGATCAACATCATCAATCTTTATCCCTGAGTTGATACTAACAACTTTCTCTGTTCTATCAACACCCTCTAGCAAGTCAACTAGACTTTGTGCATCTCTAGCACAAATACGATGGTAGTTAGCATTTCTTTTTGCTGCCAATTTGATTGTATTGAAAATCTCATCAGGTCTGCACTCAGCACCTAGAGCATCTTCAATCATTTCTTCCAACACTCTGAGAGAATAACTTTTAATGTCTTCCTCTTTTCTCATTCTGGTCTAATTTGATTGCTTCCTCCATAATACCTTGTATTTCCTTAGATGTCAAGTTATTTAAGAATTTCCAATTAGGATCATTCTTATCCCATTCACAAGTAAATGATCCATCATCATTTCTTTTTATGCTTAAGCTTTCGTTCTGCATTTCTAATCTTTTTCCTCACTATTTTTGCATATCTTATATCATCCTTAGTGTACCAATCAGGATGATCTTTTGCTCGTTTTAATAATTTTTTTGCTGCCTTCTTATCATTCATTGGATAATCGGATTCGTAGGATGTTTAACTAAGTATTTATACCCCTAGTAAATATCCTTTACCTTACCCGATACTGATGAACTTTGACTTATTGGTTTTATCTTTGTCTTAAGTTTACGCTCGTGTTCCTGTAATTGAGCATTAACATCCATCATTTGATCCTGTAACCTACTAATCTTCTCATTTAATCCTTTTATATGCTCCTCAACCATATATGACTCACCAGTATATTCATCCTTGACTCTAATCTCAAACTTCTCTTCAGGAGTCAATCTATCACAATAAGGATATAACCAATCCTCTATTTCAGCAACTACCCACCAGACTGCCTCATGGATATTGAACATAAGTCCTTTAATCTTTTTAATCGCTCTCATTGTTCATCATTGCAAGTAATGTTTCATAAGGTATCCATGCTGGTTCCTCATCTTTAAATTGAACCTCAACTTCAGTTATTATTCTTTGTAAGAATCTACTATAAGTTTCTCTTACATTCCTAACTGGACTCAACGGATTATTCATATCTAGGTAATCAATAATCATATTACTATTATATTCCTAGACATTATAAAACCCCTGACAGTATTTGTCAAGGGTTTTCTTAATATTTAATTGTTGAATAAGATTTACTTAAGGTGGATGTGAGTGTGTTAGCATGTAATTAGAATAGAAATGTTTACTTGAAAATCTAAACTAAAACCTCCTTACATATACGTTTACAAGTTGATGCGTTGTCTTCGCAGTCGATTAAGCACTCGTAGTACTCTGCTAGTAAATCATCGTGTGCATCTTGTTCAGATGACAGTTGATTGAATGGTATTAAGTTGTGCATAAGAACTCCGTAAACAATGAAAATAGACCAATAATATAGGAGTTTCAGGTCATCTTGTTCCCTCTAATTCTCCCAATTATTTAGACATAAAATGTCTGTATTCCCTGATACAATTTACAAAAATTTATGCCTATGAGTTAATACCTACTTGTAGGATACATCCTCACCCATTGTGTCAGGACATAACATAGCACCTGCAAGTTCTCTTGCTTCATCATTACCTTTACACATTTTATTCATCCATATTCTCTCATTCAATTCAACCTTTCCATCAGTTGAAATCATTCTACAGAGTATGTCTGTTAGTTCTAATTGTTCTCTTTTAGTCACGTTGCCTCCAGTCATCAGATCGTTCTTGGTGAAACCAATCCACAACTTCTTGTGGATCATAAAAACCCCTTTTGTGATTAGTTGAATCGGGGTCGCCAATATTCAACTGATTAAGAAAAGACTCGTCAGGGTTTGTACTCATCCTTCTTGCAGTATTTAAAATACCTCTTGCTGCGGTATTCGCTTTTGCTAATTTATTTGCCCAGATCATATCTTCAAGAGATACTTCTGAACCAGATGCAATATCTTTACATATTGCCTCTAACCTCAACCGATATTGAGTAGATAACATAACACCACCTAATAGGTATTATTATTTATTTTAATGAGTCAATAGCTGCTGGTAGTATAGCATACTCTTTGCGTTGTATCGCTTTTGTTAATGATTCTACATCATCGTCAGGTAATATAGGAACCTCACCTTGCATTATTATCTCTCCACCATCCAATTCTTCATTGACATAATGAACAGTACATCCAGTAACCTTCTCACCTGCCTCCATTGCTCTCTCAACTACATTCAATCCTTTATACTTTGGTAGTAATGATGGATGAACATTAATGATAGGACAAGGAAATGCAGATGGATTCTTTAATACTCTCATATAACCTGCTAATATGATAAGATCTACACGATATACCTCAAAGAGTTTTATCATTTGATCTTCATCTTTATGTGCAACTCTTACGTGCGGTATTCCATACTTTGCTGCTCTTGCAGCAGCACCACACTTTTTTGTATTGTGTATCATCAATACAACTTCGTGATGATTACATAATTGATTTGTAACTATGTTCTGAAAGTTAGTTCCGTTACCAGAACACATAACTCCTAGTCTCATTTCGTTTGCTCCGAAACTATTGCCTGTAACTTACCATCCTTATCAACGGTAATGTTTATATCGTGTTTAAAATCACTATTGTTCTCCCTGATTTTAATGTCTATTGAACCACCTTCCCCATAACGAAACATAATGAATCGACTATCTTTCACTTCCCACTTATCAGGATTCTTACAATGTTTGAATACAGGATTTGAGTGCTTGTCCTCATATCCTTTTATCCAAGGTGTATTTTCATTTAAGTTTAACCAGTTTTTCATAATACAGGATACTCCTCGTTTCTTACAAACTCTGTCTTCATAGTCTTAAAGTCTTCCATCAATCTCTGTACTTGTTTCTTATCAAGTCCAGCAAGTAATTCACAGTTCTCTAGGCAACGATAGATACACTCTCTATCACTTATGGGTGGAGAAATCTCCCACCCTTGCTCATCATAATACTTCTTACCTTTAGTGACCTGTGCCTCTACGTGTCCAAGATCTTGTTTCTTGGATGGATTAGAATAACTATGCTT